ATTAGAAGGCAAAAACATAGTAGGCGTGTAACCCACGCGGAGTTTTACACGCCTACCGTTTTCTACGCCTCTGTAAAGAATGTTGTTGCCAACACAAATTACATTAGTGTAAAAATTACTCATCAATATTTAATCTTTTCTTCTGCAAAAAAAGTTTTTAAGGTAACCCATTTCTTTGGGAACAACATTTCACGACCGCGGAAGTCGGCCATGTCTTGGGTTGGGTCATTAACTAGACCAATAAGTTCAACCATATTGTCAAACTCACGCAGAACCAGGTCATACTTGTATGCCTGGAGTTTGTTTTCAACTGCCATATGATAGGCGAGTTTTGATGTATTGATATTACTCAATTTCAATATTACTCCATTGTTTAAGTTTTAAAAATTTGTTTTGCTTTGCTAACATCAATTCTTTCCAATTGACACCAACATCTTTCTTCACAAGCAAATCAATCATAGCCAGAAGGTCACCCAATTCTTCCTGCAACATTTGAATGTTCGTTTTGTCTTTACCAGGTTTTAATTGGTCAGGACCGAAACGAAAACATTTGCTTATTGCTTGAATAACTTCCGCACATTCTTCTTGCAGAATTAATAGAATTTCTCTTGTATCTTCATCCATAACGATATTATATCACAGTTTAACAAAAGGTGCAAGCACTGGATCAGTCCATCCTTCAGGTTTCATAACTTTACCTGATTCATTCTTAATAACTTTACCAGTCACAGAATCAATCTTGCATAGATTGCTACGTGCTACCTCAGCCCAAGCACCAGGTACTTCAAAGCCTTTCATGCGGCAGTAACCTAAAATAACCCAAATCATGTCCATACATGCATCTAGTTGTTCTACATCATCTTTTGCTTTTAGTGCGTCTTGAAATTCCCAGTATTCTTCATTGATAAGATTTCGGTAGAGACTAATATTCTCCAGAGATGGTACTTGGTCACATGCGTCAATAAAAATATTAACGTCTTTATTCATATCAGTCATAATATATCCTATTGGTTGCGGGACCTGGAATCGAACCAAGAACTGAGGATTATGAGTCCTCCGTAATACCGTTTTACTATCCCGCGGTTGTTTTATTTAGTTTTCTGAAAAAAAGATTTGAAAATTCTCCAGTATCTTTTCATACGAGTTTCTTCAATCTTTTTAATGATAAGTTCGCCATTAACATAGTCAATGTCTAACAGGTCATTTGTTTTCCAACCCATATCTTCCATAAGTTCTTTAGGCAATTCAATTATTGCATCGCCGTTTTCACAGATTTCAATAACTTTTGATGTGTAAACTTTACTCATATTTTTTCAACCTCTACGGACGCTTTTTCCAAAAACTTGATACCATCTTCAGACCGATAAGAGTTCCGATATAGAACACTGTTAATACCACTTTGGTAGATAAGTTTGGCACACTCCAAACATGGAGCATGGGTAATAAACATAGTAGCGCCCAAACCAGATTGTGTAGACTTAGCAAGTTTTGCAATCGCATTTGTTTCTGCATGAAGCACCTCGGGTTTAGTTACAAGTTTATACCGAAGCCATGGAAGGTCTTCAGTTTTTGGTAACTGTTGTTCACTCCATGGCCACTGTTCTTTAATTTCTTCAGGTGACAACCAACCACCCGCGGTTTGGTCCATATATTCTTTATCTTCACAATTGTTATCCCAACCAGATGGCATACCATTGTAACCAATAGATATGATTCTATCTTCTTTGACTACAATGGCACCAACATGAAGGCGTTTAGCGGAAGACAATTCTGCAAAAGTCTCAGCCACCTTCATATATGCATCACGAAATTTTTCTTTCACAAGAATCATTCTCCGTTTTTGTTTTTCTTTTCATGCACAACAGGCTTATTGCCAATAAGTTGCGCTTGAATCATTGCATTCTTATACGAATGCCTTTCAAATGGATTAACGATAGTAGCCATACGGCGTTTAACGCTACGATTAATTTTAAAATTAGCACCTGGTTTCATATCAAATCTCCAAAAATTTAAGTTCAAATCTATCAGCACGGTTTTCATAATTAATGTAACCACGTGGATTACAAACAACTCTTGTGCTACCAATCATGTAATCAAAGTCTTCATGTGTATGCCCATGAGTCCATAGTTTAATTTGTGGATGATCCATAATGAAATCATTCAAATCGGAACTATAACCACCATTCATAACCACTTCTTCTTTATACCGAGGATGTGTTGACTGTTTGCTTGGAGAATGATGCCCAACGACAACAAACTTTTGGTCAAACTTGCCCTCAATCATAATGCGAATATAATCCATCATTTGCTTGTGGTCTTCCACAGCATCTTCTGGTGTGAAACGACTTTTGCGTTCATGGAATTTACCATCTTCATCTTTAAAGATTGTCACCCGATTACTATTTTGAACACAACGGAAGTCATTCATCATACCTGACATTTGCATCAGAGTAATTGGATCTTCTTTGTTCATATCTGTCCACAAAGTACCACCGATGAATGTTACATCATCAACAACAAAAACATCTTTATCTAAGATACGGAGGTTGCGTATATAAGAAAGCCTATCACGCAAAGTTGTAATAGTGTTCCGATAATCACCGTTATAGTGTTCATGGTTTCCCATAACATAAATGACATGCGGAAATCTTTCACCACATTCTTGAAAGAATTTATGATATTTTTCAGAGCGAACATTTTTATCAAAGAATCCAATATCATCTTTTACCATCAAGTCTGCGGCCACACAAATATCTCCAGAGAGAATAAGAACATCAGCGTTCTCGGTATTCTCAAAAGATATTTCACCAAATTCAAGGTGTACGTCGGATGCTAGAGCAATTTTCATAGTTTACTTTCTGCCTTCAAGTGCTTATTATAACACAAGAAGGCAGATTTTTCAGGTAATAATTAAACTTTTTCTTGGAGTAATTGTGGTTTACTTACTGTATTGATAGCAATTTTAACCGGTTGTTTTTCAACTGGTACAATATTGATAAGTTTTACTGTAAGAACACCATTATCCAAACTTGCACCATCAACTTGCACAGTATCAGCCAACGTTACAGTTTTCTTAAACGAACGTGTGCCAATACCACGATGTAAATAGTTTCTGGTGTCATCAAGGCTTTTTTCACCTTTGATAGTCAAAGTATTTTTCAACACCTCAATAGTGATTTCACTTTCTGCGAATCCAGCAACAGCAAGTTCAACAAGATAATTATTATCATCAACTTTAACAATGTTGTGTGGAGGGAAAGTGGTAGGTTTTTCCGTTAGCATGGTATCAAATGTGTCAAGTAGTCGATCAAAGCCAACAACGGAAGGGTAAAGATGTGTGAATCTTAATGTTGTCATAAAGTTCTCCTTTAAAAGCAAGTTAAAAAAATGTTACCCCGAAGGCATAACTTCCAGCTTACCTTATACTGGTCCGAACTATCGTGTCGGAGGTGTAATTACACGGACGCCTTATACCGTAGCATCAAACAGCCCTAAGGTGGGAACAATTATTTATACAACTTTGCAAGAGCCTCAATCATTCCTGAGATTTCTTTCCGATGTTATACTTGCTGACTAGTTCCCACTCATCCTTTTCCTTATAAGATATAATCTTAATTTGATGAATAGCCGCAATCTTGTCTAACATAATTTCAGGATTAACAATCTTAACTAGACCCCAATCTTCCAGGAGTTTAGCAATTGCATTTCGCCTTTCAATATCGTTATCTATGATGCTAGATGGTTTACCGTCTAGGGCAAATAATTCTTTAAAATGGACAATATAGTATTGCCCTCTCTTGTGAAGGATGTGGCAAGACTGGTATAAAACCCGTTCTTTACGTGATGATACGCCAATTCTGGTTAACGTTTCCCTCACTTTTAAAAAGTCATCGTGTTCGTTTAGCGTCACCTCAACAAAGGTTGATAAGTCGACCATTTCATTTCCTTAATCCACCGATATCGGTTTTTTCTTTTAATTCTTGGATTTGTTCATCGCTAAGTAAGCGCAAGGCTTCACGGGCTTTAGAATCGGATAGACCGAAGTATGTCTTTACACATGCTATATCTTCACTTTTTTCAGCCTTAACCCACTTATTGAAAGGTCTTTTCTTGGACCTAACTATATTTAGTAAATAGTCATTTTGCAGTTTCTTGTCTAGGATAGCCCTACGATTCATTTCATTGGCGTACATGATACAATCCTTGTGATAGGAAAGCGCACGATTCACTAGAAATGGTTCATAGGATTTCTCTGTAACATCATCTACAATCAACTGCTTTTTACCCTGCAGGATTTGGTTGACATACTCAAACGGATTCATTTTCTACTTCAAATTTACTAATATCAAAAAGTTTACTTAGTTTTATTGGAACTGCATTTTTCTTATGATACTCGGTAAATAATGTTTCCACGGTTGATTTCCAATTGAATCCAATCTGTGTAAGTTTTTCATCTTCCATGTATTTTTTTATCCAATACAAACTAAATGCAAGAGTTTCTTTAAGACCGCCAGTTTTTTCCCAGTTTGTTCCTTTTTGTGGAAACTTTTCGTTTTTAGTCCACTCATTTACAATATGAGTTGCTCCATCTCTTTCATTTTCCATGGTGTTCATTGCTCTACGGTCAATTTGATCCAAACAAGATAAAAGTTTTTTATTATTGGTGCCATAAATTTTCAAAGCAATTAATGCTGAACAAACCAATGCTTGATCCCAAGCCTTAGGATTTTTACAAATCGCATCAAATGCTTTAATTTCTTCAATATAAATGCTTACTTGAGGAGCCAAATGATCCGACTTGATATTAGGTTGATTGAACAAATTTCTATCGTAATAGTATGAAGCAAGATTCAAAGCGGATACAATTTCACCTTTTTCCAATTTAGAACATGTTGGTGTAAAATTATGTACACGACATAGAATGCCATAAAGTTTTTCTTGATTTCGTTCAACTGCATCCATAGAATCAAAAGTGTCATATGACTTTCTCATTTCTTCCATAGAATCAAATTTATAACGAGTTACAAAAACAAATGGAGGAACAATGTCAGACAGTTTATTTTTCCAGAAATGTTTTCTAGTGTTTCCGTTAAGAATGAAAACTGATCCAGCTGAATATATTTTACCATAATATTCACATGATTCTGTTAGTTCTGCAATATCAACATTCAAATGCTCGGGACGTAACTTACTTAAAGACTTTTTAACTTTTGGTGTCTTTGCACGACCTTCAGTAAATCGTTGAAAAGGAACTGGTTGAATATCAAAGTATTCATTAATATTGATAGTTTCCTTAGTCATTGAGTTAAACAATTTGTTAGTTTCTGTGTTAGAAAATTCGCTTAAAATCATAATATTTTTTCCTTTTTAAAAATTTACATTAACATTCTTAATAGACCAATCGTATCAATCGTAGTCAACAATAGATAGTTAGCCAGCATACCAAAAGATTTCCTAGTCCAAGCAGACCAAGCATACAAGGCACAGCCAGTAATCCAAATAGGATAGAGAGCCAAAAGTGGTGGGTTTGGTACTGTGACTGCCATAGTGATTGAGCAACCAATACTGATAGCCCAAGCAAGCAACTCAACAAAAAACCGAACTCTATTAGATTTAAAGTCATCTTTAATCCAATCAAATGTAGGCTTAAATAAATCTAGTATCATAGATTTTCCGATTCAAGTTTAACATCATGGTGGTGTTTTAGTTTCAAATATGCATTGAAAACAGACTTAGGCACGATACCTTCTCCATATTGGTACGTAATCTGCTCAATTGCTTTAACTAATTCTCTTGAGTATTTAATCTCAGTAGATGTTCCAATTGGGTGTACTTCAAAATCACTCATACAAACTCCACACTTACCATAAGTTCAGTCAAACAGGCAACGGTGTTAATCTCAGCATCAGCAACGAATGCTTGCTTGTATTGATAGTCGGCTAGAATAATAACCGCTTGAGGTATGCTTTGTGGTTGCAATACGTCATAGAGACTATCATACAGTTTGCGATACAATGTTGCGGCATCAAAGTCAGCAGTAGCAACCCATTTACGAATTGCGCCGAAGTCTTTGTTCTTCAAGTGCTTGGTGATTTCTGCAATTGATACATCACCAATCTGTGCAAGGATACCAACGTCAATCTTACCAAACTGTGAGTAGCGTTGCAACTCATTCAAGATACGCCGAAAGTCTGGAAAGTGTTTCTTGACTAATTCAGCAATTACCTTGTCTTCATACTCAACATTTTCGCTTTGCAAAATTGACTGGATGCGCTTGAAAAACTGCCCAGCCATCTTTGTCTTTTCATCATTCTTTAATGTAAAGTCAACAACTGCACACCGACTATGTAGTGGGTCAATGATACGATTCTTGAAATTACATGTAAAGATGAAAGAACAGTTAGATGCAAATTCTTCCATTGCATTACGCAAAGCTGGCTGGGTTGAATTTGGATTCAGATAGTCAGCTTCATCAATGATGATAACTTTACGACCGCCAGTGAATGACATTGACGATGCAAAGTCTTTAATCTTGGTACGAAAAACATCAATGCCCGATTCATCTGAACCGTTAATCATAATGTAGTCGGCCCCAATCTGATTACACATTGCTTTCGCAACTGTAGTTTTTCCAACACCTGCACCACCAGATAGTAACAGGTGTGGAATCTTTTCTGAGTTTACATATTCTTGAAACGGCTTTTTCAGACGTTCTGGTAGAATACACTCCTCAATAGTTTTGGGACGATGTGCTTCGGTCCACAATAAATGTTGCATAAAAACTCCATAATAAAAAATTCAAAAAGAAAAATCAACCTTCGTTGGTTGAACCGAGTTCTGTAGCAACCCAATATTGCAAGGGCTTTGTGAGATTCTTGAAGTGTGCGATACCTTTGAAAGAGATGGAGACTTCATAAGAACCAGGAATCATTTTCATGTTCTCAGTCTTGAAAAGCATCTTGTATTTCTTTTCATTGCCAGGAGCAACATCAAGTTGATTACTGTGGGTGGATGTGTTTTTGTCATCTAGTGCAGAGACAAAGATTTTGCTACCATCCGAAATTACTGCGATGTGTGGTGTACCAAGAACGGATGCGGAACGCAAAATGAATTCTAGATCCTCTTGTTTAAGAGTAAATTTTACTTCTGGCTCAGGCATCTTAACAGATTTATCGGATGCATTTTTAATCATAGTTGCATCACAGATACGATAGTTAATTTTACTACGACCTGAAGTATCATTAATAACAGCAGACTTGGTTACAGTATTAATTTCAAGCTGTGAATTATCTTGATGTAAACTCAAAACTGCAAGAAACTTATTCAAATCATAGATACCAAAATCTTCATTGATAGCTTCTGGGATTGTAGTTTCAGCCAAAACTTGTTTAGATGCATCACAGGTACGCAATACGCTACCTTTACGGAACATGATACCATCATTGATAGATGCGAAGTTTTTCAATACGGTCAAGGTGTCTTTAGACAATTTCATAATATACTCTCCAAAAAAATTTAATTATACAATATTCATTCAGCATTGTCAAGCGAATACTTAACATCATGCTCATACAAAAAAGATAGGCAACACATAGCATGTGCTAGATGATGTATACCTGATTCTGGGTCTAGTTTCTCACCCATTTTCCATGCCCATAGATGGCGTTCCAGTGCATCAAAGTATCTGCGTTTGGAATCGGGAACTCTTTTCCAGTTGTCTCTTTCATATTTTTGAGCACCGAAAGTAAGAACCCGTACCATTTCTTGTTGAGCAAGTGGCGGAATCAAACCGTATTCTAGTTTGTTTTCATCAAATTTGCGACCACCTGTAGTAGAAGTAGTAGCAGATGCTATGATTTCATCAATAGTTTTTAGTTGATTTTGCCAAGGGTTTTCCATTATAGTTTTCCTGTCAATTCAGCAATCTTAGATAGGTTACCCGTGAAAGGATATGTACCGATATGTTGTGTCTTCATCCATGGGCACAAGAAGATAGAACCACCAGCTTTGCGCCATAGTTGACAAAACATATAATCTTCACTTAGGTATCTTTCAGAACCACCGCCTGTTGCGCTATCAAGTGTATCAATCACGGTATCAAAATATGCATGGATATATCTTGAGCCATCAAAGTGTGCTTGCCCAACGTGGTCAGGTTTGTAACGCAATTGAGGATATTTTTCTTCCAAGATTGGAAACACTTCTCGCTTGACCATCATGTAGCCAGTACCAATCTCCAAAACTTCTAGAGGTTCAGTCACGGAGAATTGTTGAGTGCCTTTAACAACGTTAAACACATAATCACCAACAAGATTTTCTAATTCTTGTGGTGCTAAGTCTGGATGTTTACGTGCGGCCAGTGCGATATTGTTCCAGTTGATAGCCTTCTTGGGATAAGGACCACCAATAACATCTTTATCAAGTGCTAGAAGTGCGACTACATCTTGTGGATTATAGTGAACATCAGAATCAATAAACAGTAGATGGGTACATTCAGAGCGGAGAAATTCATCTACCAAATAATTTCTAGCCCGTGTGATTAATGATTCATTGAACAAAAACGAAAATCGTGTTTCAACGCCATATTTAGACATGACTGCTTGCAAGTCAAGGCAAGCCTTAACATACATGCCGTGTGCCATGCCACCATACATTGGTGTCGCAACAAACAATTTATGCTTCTTCAAGTCTTCAATTTTAACTTTTATTTCCATAATTTATCCATAAAAAAAGAGGATGCGATACAAGTATATATCACATCCTTCTTAGCAATCGCCTAGGGATTAGGCAAAAGTGCTAACACCCTTTGCACGTAGGGCTTTGATACCTTCTGCAACCATGCGCTTGGTTGGCTGACCAAGGCGGTAGAAGGAGATTTTACGACCATTAGCAAGAGTTTTGCTGTTGGTGTAAATTGCATGGCCATCTTCACGCAATTCGTTGATACGTGCGGCAACGTTGACAATACCAAAACGTGCCCGAGCCTGAGCAGTTGTGAAGGTGTTGTAGCCATCAGTCTTGCTCAAAGCGGCAAGCATTTTTTCTTTAGTAGTCATCTTAGACATAGTAAAACTCCATAATAAAACCACACTTTAATAATACACTTGAGAGGTGGTCATTCTCAAGATTCATAATTATAACAAATCACTAAGAGTAAGTCAATACTCTTAGTGGTAAATGTATCAATTAAAATGGTACTTCTTCAACATGTGAAGGTACATTCACTTTAACAGGATCTTCTTCTTTGGCTGGTGCATCAAGTTTGGTATACAAGTCAAGAAAAGACATTTTGGTATCGGTATCAAAACGATTCAGACACAAAGATACCGCTTTCATTCGGTCACCATGCACACCATATGTTTTGCAAATGTGTACCAGACGGCGAGTGGAGATAATTTCATCAACACCACCTTCGGAGAATGTTTTGCGAATTACATCAGCCCAAGTAACAAGTTTTTCGGCAAATTCATCATCGGTACGACCAGCGGAGATCAATTCTTTTTTGATGATTTTACGCTCAACTGCAACAGGAGGATATTCCTGTTCGTATGTATTCAAGAAACGTTCCAAGAAGGCTTCGTTCAATACGTTGGTGAACATGTAACGACCATCTTCTGAGCCTTTACCTTTTGTATTTGCAGTGGCAACAATCGTAAAGCCTTCGGCTGGGTAAACAACTTCACCTTTTTTCTTCAACATAAAAGGCTTACCTTCTAGTACCCGTTGCAAGCAGGACAAGTTTTGTGCGCCGTAGTCAATTTCATCAATACACAAAACGGCACCTTGTCGTGCGGCTGTAGTAACGGGACCGTCACGCCATTCCATCTGACCGTTAATTAAAACAAAGTTACCGAGCAAATCGCCTTCATCGGTTTCTGGTGTCATTGAGATACAAACGAATTTGCGTTTTGCTTTGGCACAGGCTTGTTCAACGGACATTGTTTTGCCATTGCCAGATTGACCAGTGATAAAGATGGGAAAGAATTGTTTGCTGTTTACGATAGCCAGCAAATCTTCATAGTTACCAAAGGGCACATAATTTTTGTACACTTCGGGAATTAGATTACCAGTCTCAAGGTCGGTAGATACATTAGCGATTCGGTTTTGTGCGACAGACACAATAGGTGCGGTTTCAGTTTTCTTCATGGGCAATACTTGGGCAGCCAAATTAACGGTGGAAACATTAGTTGGTAGTTTATATAGTCCGCGACCAGCACGATTTTCTGGATCTTTTGTGAACCATTGTGGATATTTTAAATCGGCCTCATTACAAATTGCCCAGATATCTTCAACGTTCAAAGTTTTTTTACCAGTAGCAAGGGCTAAGGAAATAAACTTCTCACGGGCGGAAACATTCACTTTACGCATAATATAAACTCCATTTCAATCAATCAATAAAACAATTATAACAGGGAAACACCACCTTGTCAATAGGTGGTGTTGTAAAAATGTCACAGAGCAATCTCGCCAATGAAACGATTTACCAAAACACGGCTTACTTGTTTCTTCTTATTCATTTTCATAAATGCATTCTTTAGTTTACCAGCAGTAACTGCACCATCAACATGTAAACTTTCGTTTTCAATGTCAAGGTCATCGCCACCAGGAATAATAAAGAATTTATTGTACCCAGAATTTTTAGATTCTAGGAATCTTTCGGCTTTGATGATTTGTGCAAGTTGTTTAGTCGCTTCTTTTCTTTGGTAGAAAGAATCATTAGAGTGACCCTCATAAACTTGGCGCAACGATTCACCTTTTTCGTTGATGTAACGGCGCTCAATGCCGGCACGGAGACCAGCACCATTTCCAGCAATGAAGAAACCGATAATCTTAGAACCTGTAGTTTTGCGATACCAATTGAAAACTGATTTACGCACAGGACATTCATCATCATCAACCATCAATTCTTCAAATTTATTTTTCGTATCACGCAAAACAAGATTGTACTGGCCGTGACCGATACCTACCGTGCTAGAGTAAGATTGACCTTTGTAATCTAAACGCTCACCAATTATGGCGGTAATTCTGTCTGCATCACCATCGTGCATGATAACCGTGTTCACAATATCAAGATTGTTCACTTTGCGGAATTGCTCAACAAGCGGCTTCAAGGCAATCATCGCTTCGGTCATAGGAGTATTTGACAAATTCTCAGTCTTAGGTGTTGAAAATTTACGATTGCCACGATAACTATAACTACCAGCCAAAGCCATGATATTTTTAGAGCACCGGGTAAATTCACTTGCACTCATTTTTGAATTCAAATACTCACGCAAGAAAACATCTGAGCCACTTAATTCGTGGAGGTTTTTGGTGAATGAACGATTATTTTCACGACCGTGGTCAAGTTGAAAAGCACCGGTATCATTGCCAAAACCATAAACAACAAAAGGAATATTCACTTTGCGGCAGAACATTGCGAGAACCAAAATTTGTTCCCATGATGATTCCATATTGTTTTGCATTGAACCCGAACGGTCAAGCAACAAAACTAAACCATGCGATTTGCCTTTTGGTACAAAGGTTGCTTTGCGGAAAATATTGTCATCAACTTGGTATTTGTAGATGCGGTTAACATCAATATCACCAGTCTCAGAAATTTTCTGTTTGGAATATTTTGACGCGGCTTTACGCATTTCAAATTCTTTTGCAAGCAGAGAAATGTAACGGTCATTCCGATTTTTGAATTCACGGAGCAAAACATTCTGAGTATCTTTATATGAATCAAACCGGTCAGCCCAATACATTTCCATCAATTCATGTACCCGTTTGTATGGAGTAAGAATTTCAGAATAAATTGGAGTTGGCAAATTCACATACAAATATTCTTTGCATGATTTGTCCAACAATTGACTTTCGTTTTCACGGTACTTTTCATCGGTTTCACAAACTGGTTCAAAGTCTTCATCTTCACTGGTACTATTGTGTGATTCTTTATCACGTTCAATTGTATTGCTTTCTTCTGGCTGTTCTTCCGAGGTTTCTTCGGAATCGGAATCAGATTTACCAGATTCAGATTTTTTTGTATCTTCACCATCGGATGATTCTTTTTCAGTTTTGCCATCTTGAGGTTGGCCATCTTCCTGATTTTCTTCTTCATCATTAGAAGAATCATCATTGCCGTCCATGTCCGTTTCATAATCACCATCTTCATCATCATAGAATGAATTCAGTTGGCGAATTTTTTCTTGTTGCAATTCTTTTTGTTCGGTTTTTGAATAGTCAAAAATTGCTTCGGTAATACGGACAACATCTTCCCACGTTTCGCACGATTCAACATCGGCTAACATTTTGGTTTCTTCATTGTTGAATTGAATGCCCAATGCAACACCGCCTTTAGTGTAAAGGTTCAAGCGGTCAATGAAAGGCAAAGCATTGACATTTCGGTACTTGATACCGAAAAAATCTTTTTCTAATAGTTGACCGTATGCTTTGACAAACGATTGACGTAAGCCAGGGAAACGGCGTTTGACTTTTTTCTCAATGCGGGCATCTTCAACCACATTCAGGAAGTTTTTGAAATTCTTATCAAATTTGCCAGTGCCCATAACTGCATTGTGCCAACCTTCTTCTGGCGTTTCTAATGCGTGACCAACTTCGTGACCTGTCAGCAAATCATACATTTCGCCAGACATATCTTTCCAGACTGGAAGGGTAAGAACACGGTCTTTAAGATTAAAAGAAGCCGTGGATACTTTGCGGTGCTCAACGGTGAGGTTTTCGGTAGCCATCAACTTGGCTAATTGGGATTTGGATTCTTGGGTAAACTGCATGGTGTTCCTTCTAACTACAGATACAAGTATATCAGGACCAGAACGAATGTCAAGTACTACTAAAGTATTGTGTTGTCAAAAAACAACTATCTTTCTTCTGCCAAAATGCGGGTCTATTATTCCAACAATCTGTGGTAACACTTTCGTATCCATATTTTCTGAGTGTCTTTCCGAACAATCTTCCCATTTGTTTTCCATCATAGACTTCGGTACCATCTTTGTATTGATTGAAGTGACCAATGGCTCTTCCGTTGAATGTGTTAGCAATCAACATATATGTTGGTGACCCTTGTTCAATCACATCAATCAAATGCTCAATCGGTCTGTCAAAGTGTTCAAAGTATTCGGAAGCAAAAAACAAACTTGTTCCTGGCTTTTCAACTTGTGTAAGATTTTCAATGATTTTGAAATTGTGTTTGTCGCCCAACTCTGTTGCCATCTTATACTGGTAACTATCTTTTAGATTTGTACCATAGACATTTGAGTTCGGAAACAATTCTTTCATACCAACTGTAGTATAACCGAAACCGCATCCCAAGTCAACCACATTGTCAACATTACCAATGTATTCAACTATACTTTTACCAAACATAGACTTTGGTGCATTGATTTCTTTGAGATACCTTCTAGAGTATTTTGACCAACACATCCATACTTCGCAGAAATAATAAGCATCAGAGTAAACAGAATAGTCTGGCGTTCCTGTTTCCAATGATGCATACCATCTATTCTCAAGGTCTTTCATCTGACGCATATCATCATCGGGTATGATTGCGCCATCATGCGCTTTCATACAATTCAATGTGACTTTGAATGCCGCCTCAATATCTATGTCTGCAACCTTAGCGCAGTTTTCAAGATACCGCTTTAGACTCTCTTTGCCTATTTCATCAACAATACTCATCAATCTGGTTTCCAATTACGAATCAACTTCATTCCATATTCGTTGTTGCCTTCTGGAACTATTGCATCAGCTTTCATTCGCAACTTGTTTACCTTGAATGGATTGTAGTCAACATAATGATGCCAACGACCATAACGCCAAACAACTCTTGCAACATCTGGATGCATATCCGCAAGCATCTGTGATTTGTTGATTGTACCGCTACTGTTATAACCAGTCTTCTTAAAGTTTTCATCAGCATCTGCAAATTCTTTATGATAGAATTCTTCGGTGTTACCACCCTTAACTGTCTGTGTAGCCGCCTTGCCTTGCAAGAATGCATTGAACTGAATGGTACAATCACCATCTTTCAACACGCGGAGACAGATATCAGTATCTTCATTGTACCGACCACGCCAACGATGTTTACAATCATTAGAGATTAGCAAACAGGAATAGATTCGTGTGTTAGTTACGAATGGTGGATACTTTGAATTTGGTGCAATGAAGAAACGATACTGAAAGCCAGAGATTGGCACATTCTCAAAGCGGTCAATGAAATCTTCGGCTGCTCGGAAGATAGCGCCAGATTCAACACGATAACGTTTGTTCTGATTCAATCTATAGAAGTCGGAGATATTATCATCTAGTACCCAATGCTTTTCGGTACCAATTTGAATCGCATGATCCCAACACCAATTTCTAGCACGACCAGGACCATCGCCATGATTACTGAATGGTGCAACTAGCAATGTAACATATGGGCGAATCTTAAATTCATCCAATGCTTTCTCATAATTCTCCAAGTCTTGTGGCTCAATCGCAATGTAATGAGGAACTTTCATACGGGCGAGTGAGCGAGAAGTCAACATGGATTCATGCCGACCTTTAGAAATAATATAAACTGGATACTTAGGGTTAATCATTCTACAATCCAACGATTCAAGGAGTTTTCTTCAATGTCAAGTTTTGGATACCAAATGCTTTTGCTATTTTTAGTTAATCCTTGGTCAATCAATTTAGCAAACGCATTGTAATCTTCTTCATTTCGGAAGTTTACATACAGTTGTTTCCATGGAGGATTATCATTCTGGTCAAAAGTTGGCATACCTTTCCAATACTTCTTAAAGAATTGGTCTCTGGTAAGCAATGAATCATCAACTTCAACTACAGGAAGTTTTTCTTCTTGCGTTTGTTCACCATCCATGAATTTGGAAACATCGTTGATATCATCACTCTCAAAATCAAGACAACTTTCATACTCGGTAGTTTCATCAACTTTTATATCGCTCATTTTGAATGCCTTACAATTTTCTTAATTAATTTTGTTTGACGTTTTCTTGCCATCTGCATAGCAAGAGGCTTAACTTTCTCAAGGAATACTTTACCGTCAAGATGTTCTAGTTCATGCTGAAAGCATTGTGCTGTTATACCACGCAACCACAACTCTTTTGGTTGTGAATATTCATCATAGTAATTTACAAGAACACCTTCATATCTAGGTACACCAACAAACAATGCTGGATACGACAAGCAACCTTCACGCATTAGTTTTGGATCACCATCAACATCAATGATTTTTGGATTGACGCAAACCATTTGAAATTGATCTGTGCCAATCACAAACATTCTGAATTTAAATCCACATTGATTAGCTGACAATCCAACACCATTATAGGTATGCATTGTCAACTTCAATTGTTTGATAAATTTTTGAATCTCTGGTTGCATAATTTGAGACATATCAAATTCTTCAACTGGTGTTCTTAGTAACGGATTACCTTCTGTCAGAATAGGTAATGGTAGAATTTTTTCTTCTACGACTTTGGTTGGAGATTTAGTCTCCGTATTAATAACTAAAATATCATCATCATTCATTTTACTATCCTTGAAAAATTATTTACCTTCTCAAACCGAATTAAGTTTCGGAACTTATCTTGCAGTATGTCACCCTTGTGTGATATCACAAACAGATTTACATCTTCAAGCATCTGTAGAATTGTCATCAAGTACTCAGTTCCATTATTATCTAGGCTACTATCAAACACTTCATCTAGAATCAACAAATTGGTATTCGTAGAATTCTTAAGTTTTGCTACCGCTCTCCATGTCAACATAAGTGCCATATCAATTCTCTGTTTCTCACCCTCACTAAAAGATGCATAGCTGAATTCATCACGATGGCGTGACTTGATTGTTTCTTTGAAAGATTCATCAAGATTAAAATTCACAAAGAAATCCAGCGATGCTAGATACTTATTTACCATCTTGTTTATGATAGGCAAATATTGCTTAATGATTTTTGTTTTGATTCCAGTATCTTTTAACAACAGAGAGGCAGCTTCAAGATATGTCTTTTCTTCTATTAACGATTTCTTTTTGGATTCTAACTCTGCTAATTGTGTTTGCAATGCGAGAAGTTTATTGGTCTCCGAAGACAAGTTTTCCTTGGATGATGACAATACTCCTATCTCTTTTTGCAATTTACCTATGTACTTATTTAATTCAATGATGGTTGAATTGTTAGATGCAACAGCAACTTGTTTAACCTGAATCGCATTAGAAATTTTTGTGATATCGTTCAAACGATTTTGTTGAGTTAGAATGTCAGCTTCAAGTTTTGTCAAACCGTGAGTACACTTCTCAACTTTATCATTCAAATCTGTTATTTGTTTTTCTTTAAATTCCAACTGGATGCTTTGGCGACAAGTTGGGCAATCATCATTATTTAGGAAAAAGTTTACGTCTTTACGATACTTTGACAAGTTGGTTTCAATCTGTGTTTCAAATTGATTTAGCTTTTTCAATTTATCGTTTACAATAGACTTGTCTTCTATTTCTTTCTGAAGGTCAGAAATAGCCGTGTTCATGGAATTGATTTCTGTTTGCACCAAATCAATCTCAAGCCAAACATTGGCTACTTCCAATTCTTTGCTCACAATCAATTCATCGGTATTCTTCTTAATTTTTTCTGTATGTTCTTCTACCAATTTGTGTTGATTGGAACACAAGTCTAATTCATGTTTGTTAGACTGAATGTTTTCTTTATTGATTGAATGTTTGTCTCTTAATAGACCATTCATTGTGGAAAAGATTTGAATGTCTAACAAGTCTTCAATGATTGCTCTGCGATCAGCCGCAGAGAGTTGCATGAATGGCACAAAAGAAGCTGAACCGAGAATGACAATTTGTGTGAAAGATTTGTAATTTAATTTGAGAATGAATTTCTCTAGATGTTCTTGATAGTCTCTTACAGCGGCATCTTGATTCAACATTTCGCCATCAACATAAATCTCAAAGATGTTTGGTTTGATACCACGAATGATTTTGAATTTCTTGTTTCCAATATCAAACTCACACTCAACGACACAATCTTTTTGATTGATTGAGTTTACCAGTTGTGGTTTATTGATTGAACGAAATGGTTTTCCAAACAGCACAAAGCACAGCGCATCAAGCAAGGTAGACTTGCCTGCACCGTTTGTTCCTACTACCAGCGTGTTTGAACTATTACACAGATTAATTTCTGTGAAGTAATTACCAGTAGAGAGAAAGTTTTTAAATTTTATTGATTTGAAAAAAATCATTCAGTCACTTCAACATTCAAAGATTCAACATATAATTCACGCATTAGATTCTTTAGTTTATCAGAATCTACATCAAGTGTCAACCCATCAATATACTTGGAAAGAATAGTCATGGTATCTTCCGCTTGGTCAATTAATTCCTGGTCATCATCTATTGTAGTATCAGAAAAATCTTCTACCACAGCAACATCGGCTACACCAGCTTTGTTCAATTGCTCAAGCACATAATCAAAAAGATAAGCATTTGTTTTGTTTACCACAACCACTTTAACATAAGTGTCTTTGTGTACCGAGAAGTCATATGCTTTCCAATATTCAAACGATTGTGATTCATCATCATAGCTAATCTTGTAGAACATTCTACATGGATTTGAAATGAATGTCAAGTCTCTTGTCTCGGTATCAAAGACATGAAAGCCTCTTGGATCATTGAAGTCTGTCCAGGTAATTTCATATTGATTACCGAGATAATGAATTGTACCATCCGAAGACTTGTGGTGAAAGTGTCCAGATAGAACCATATCAAATCTATCAAAGATTTTCTTATCTAGTCCAGCGTGACAAACATTACCTCTGTCCATCTCAAAACCAGAAATTTCAAAGTGCCCGAACACAATTTCCGACTTGGTGTCTTGCAAAAACTGAAGTGAATTTTCGTAGTTGGATGAGTTGATCCATGGCATTAATGTGATTGGAAGACCATCATAAGTTCTTTCAACAGGATCAATAAACACATTGATGTTATCATACCTATCAAACAATTCATGCATGGCATTAATTTCGTTTGTGTTCTTGTATGTCACATCATGGTTACCAACGATAACATCCATCTTGATGTTTTCTCTTTCAAGCACATCAAAGAATCGTTTGCGCCATGAATTCAAAATGACATAGTTGATAAATTTGCGTCTATCAACTACATCACCAAGATGCACAATCTGAGTTATGTTATTCTCTTTTAGGTATGGAAAGAATGTACCTTCCCAGAATTTAAAAAAGAACTCATTGAACAATAAACTATCACCACGTGCGCCAGCATGTGTATCATTAATTAAAGCAATCTTCATAGTGTACTTTTATTAGCCACTCTCTTACGTAATTCGGTTGTTGAAAAACTATGTTTGCGTTGGTTGTAGAAAATTTTAATTCCTCTGTCTTCACAAATTTGTTTACCAGTGAAATCTTTGTCTTTGTATTCTTCACCAATAATTCGTATTGTGATTGGTAAGAACATCAACATGTCTTCAAGGTCTTTCTCTGTTTGGTACACAATAATTTCATCTACAAATTTAACAGCCGAAAGCTGGACATATCGTTCAACAATAGACTGAACTGGTTTGTTTTTAGATTCTGGTCTATCAATTGATGGATCCATCTGTAATGCAACAATTAGGTAATCACATATTGATTTTGCTTCGGCCAGCATCAAAATGTGACCAGCATGAAGCAAGTCAAAAGTGGAACAAGTAAAACCAACAGGCTTACCAATCATATTATCAGGCAACACTAGCATCATTATACTCCATAAATTAAAGTTTGTCAGGTAATTGTTCGTCTATGATATCTTCTTCTAGGAACTTATCAAGGACTTTTAGTTTTGTTTTCTTCTTTTCGTTTTTCTTTGCTTCAAATGTTTGAATGAATTCGGAAAGATTGTCATACAAGACAAACTGTTTCATGTTACCTTCCGAATCTTCATACATTTCACCCTCATCAAGAAGACCAAACTGTTCGGTAGCTTTATACTTAACATACAGTTGTTTCTTCTCTTTTTGAATACGCCTTAGAAAAGCAAAGTATATGATTTGAGTAAAATATGCGAATGGGTTGGAAGACTTGATTGGATCAAAGTTCCGAAAATACATAATGCAATTCTCAATACCATCACATACCATTTCTTCCCGGAAAGAATACGATATGAAGTTTGGTTTGCGAGATAGATGATTAGCAATTTTTAGGAAGCATTCACCAATATAGTTTGGTACTATAGGATCATCCTTGCCCTCAGCCTTGGCTTCATCACATGCCGTTTTATAGTCTATCAATGCCTTCAAAAAATCGGCATTGTTAACATAGTGTTTTTGTTTCATCATTATTTCCTAAAATAACACTTGACAGACGCCAGTGTCGTGCGTATAATACACCCTGTGGGGTCTGCAATTAATGTAATAAGTTCTTCTTGGTTTCTTTAATTGACTCTTGAACTTGCTCAAACTCAGCATCGTCTTCATCATAATCATCGTCACACTCATTAAGCAACGCTTCATCAATAGCGTCTGCACTCATCTGAATCAACTCATTAGATTCTTCAACAGCACTCAAGTAGTAATCAACGAGCGACTTCTTAGGTTCAATCATCGTAAGAACGCTAGTCTCATATACCTTAGCTGTATTCTCACCAATCAACTCTAAAGGCAACCATGGTGCCATCATAACCATGGATTTACCACTACTGATTCGTTTAAAAAACAAAGTCATTGGATTGTTCATCACAACCATCTTACTAGTTTCATCTATATGATAAGATGCAATGATATCTTCGCCATCTTGTAATCTTAGAATTTTTATTTCGTTATGCATTTTTTAACTCTATGTTGTAAAACTTGTAGGAGAACTTTTCTTCTTCATATATTTTAACACGTTCAACAAAATGTTTCAAGGTAAAGTTGGTAAACTTGCCTATTCTAAAATCGTCTGAAATGTCAAATAAGACTGCTGATTCTTTGTTGTCGCCCTTTCGTAATCCACGACCAATGGACTGCAAATTGCGAATGCGAGATTTAGATGGAGAAGCAAAGATGACATTGTGTAGGTTGCGAATGTTAATCCCAGTACTAAAAGTGCCATAAGATGCCACAATAATAGCATCGCTTTCTCCTTCTGTAATAGCACGAATTGATTCTCTGACTTCAACATCTGTATCTCCGTAAACAAAAAATACTTTACGATTTTCTTTTTCAGCATCTATCAACTTAAACAATTCTTTACCGTGTTTCTCAACCAATTGAAAGAGAACTAGAGAGTTTCCTTTTAATGACAAAACTAGATTTTTAATAAATGCATTTCTTTGTGCATTCATAACTATGTATTCTATCTCGGATTGATAGTCCCAAGACCTAGCTTGTTTACACGCATCTTCTGGATGTTTGAGTATCAGACATTTTATTTTGAAGTCTGCTAGTTGTTTGTTATCAATCAATTCTTTGGTAGTTATTACTTTTAATACAGCACCAAACAAACCCTCAAGAACAAGTTTGTGTGTTTGTGTGCCATCAAGAGTACCAGTACAACCTATGCGGTACTTTGTTTCTGTAAGACCACTCATAATTGTAGCCAACGACTTAGCTTTAAATTGATGCGCTTCATCACCAAGAACAAAATCAAATTGTTCAAAGTATTCTGGTTCACGATTGTAGATAGATTGCCAGGTAGTAATAGTTAAAAACTTATCTGTGTTCTTATCTTTACCTGCGTATTGTTTGTGGCAGTTTGTTTCAGAATCATATCCGTATGATTTGAAATCAGAGTACATCTGTTCTACCAAAGATGTTGTTGGTACAATCAACAAACCTTTCTTAAGGTCTTCATCTTGTATCTTGCGGAGAATCAAATAAAGAATGAGAGATTTGCCAGATGCTGTTGGTGAAAGTAGTAGTGAGCGTTTGTTTCTTATCGCATGAACAAAAGAAGATAGTTGATAATCTCTTGGTACAATAGGTAAATTCAAAGTCTCAATAAACTGTTCAGCTTCTTTAACTGAAAAGTTGTTTGTTAAGTTGACTTCTGGATAATAAAATACTTTGTAGTTTCTATCATCACAAAACTTTTGAATGTACGGTATCAAACCATAGTACATGCAGTATGTTCTTAAATCAAGAAGACGTATCTTTCCATCCCATAACCTATTCTTGTATGCTGGTGTAAATTGATATCCAGGAACATGAAATGTGAAATGGTCAGATATTTCTTGAGCGAGGCTTTTTTCACACTCTAGTTTTATATAAGCCTCATTGACCTTACTAATAATTAAATCAGACACCCTGTACGAACCGTTCCCAATCAATAAATGATTTAAGTTGAAATGTTCTACTATGTAGTTCTTTCAAAATCAACTCACAGCAACTAACAATTTCTTCATGCATCATCCTAGATGCAATAAATTTATTCAAGTCTTCATCTGCTTCCATGTATGTGGTAATTTCAGACTTGATAGTGAATGGAAATGGTGCCCAACCATACTTTTTCAAATCATCATCGCCCATCTTACCTGTATAGTATTCCCATTTAATTTTCTTCATCCGGGAATATTTGAAGTCAGCATCTTTACAAAGCAACTTATGGTGTGATAGAATGTTCAGATACTTACTATGAAGCTGTGGTATATCAATTAGTGCTTTGCCAGGCTCTGTTCTATCAATTTTGGAATCTTTATTCCACTCATTCATTAATTCTTCAAGTTTAGTCATTACAATTCCTCCTTGTAGGAGTATACATCAATTAAAACATTTTGTCAATATGGTAGTAGGTAAATCTGAATGATGCATCAGATGTTAGAATATTTTCTGGTGTATCTTGTGATGCTAACATGAAAGATGCTAGTGACGTTGGAAATACATCTACAAACTTAAATCTGTATAGTGGTGTAAATGCAGATGAGTATATGGTAAGTGTTGCATCAGAAAATTGTGGCGTCTTTGGATTACCAAAATTTTTAGATAGTCTAGGCAATTCTCGGTATTGTTCAAAGTCTTCTGGGAATGTCATAGCACGAATCCAATCGTGTATCTCAATCCATGAACGCATTTCTTCATCAATAGCAAATGTAACATTAAGCATATCATAGATTGCTTTTTCACCAGGAGAATACTTCTCTACGAATGGTGTAGATACAGGAATTTCTCCCATAGAAATACCAGGTACTGATACTGCTTGACAAAAATACTGAATGTTTGGCACCCGTGAGAAAGTTAATTGAAACTTATTTGGGTGTAAAAAATTCTGATTTAGTGGAGTGCTTGATGTTGGTGTAGTTGCCATATGTATATTTATAAACGAAAAAAGGGGAACATTTCTGTTCCCCTTTAAAGTACCTCTCTTAATGGAGGCTTAGATTACATAATGTTTGTAATCTTGAACGCACGGTAGTACAAGTTGCTTGTTCGTGTCAAAGCACCTTGACCTTGGGTTGCACCTTCAGCAAATGGATTAGCAACTAGACCGTAACGGGTCTTGAAGCCAATTTTTGGCTGGAAGGTTGTAGTATCAACCGCACGAACCATTTGTAGAGGAACGTATGGGCAATAGAACAAACCAGCATCATAAGCGTTAGAACCTTTGAAGCCCATAACTGCAAACTCAGAAGTAGAGTTAGCGCCGAAATATGGATCAATGTACACTTTGATACGACCGAACAATGTACCAGCAAAAGTATTACCGGTGTCATCAACTGTTAGGCTAACTTGACCTTGTAGTGCTGATGAATAATCTAGGATGCCAGCCATTGCAAGAGCAGAAGCTACATCAGAAGAACAAATCATCACGTTACCTTTACCACGACGAGTTGTCTTAGCAATGGTGTTAGCTTCACGTTCCAATTGGAATGCCAAGCCTTTAACTTTTTCAACCATCCAACGACCGTTAGAATCGGTGTCAAGGTCAAAAGTACCAACTGTAGTTGTACCAACTTTACAGCCAACTTTAGCAACTGTATAGATTGTACGTAGAACTTCACGGTTGATTTCAGCAAGAATCTCAGAAGAAAGAATGTTGCTCAATTCGGTTTCAGCGTCAAGACCATGAA